AGATTATCAAAAGTATCTTTAAATAATTCACCTGCTTTAGTGGGGTTGGTGATCTCACTTATACCTTCTATGGCTCCCATGGCAGCTCTACCCAAAACCATTTGAAGTGGGTTTAGATTGTCTCCACCCCAACTAACAGCATTTGATTCAGAAAAGTTAGGTTGCATAGGGAGAATCACTGTCTCCTTTTTGGTTGCATCTCTTACAATTCTTTTCTTTGCACTTAATTTTTGACTGAGTGTCAGAGATTGTTTTCCACCAGCAGTGCATTCATATGCTGTAATTCTAATAAAGTCATAACCAAGATCAGGAACTGTTAAGGGATATCTGAGTACACTTCTTCCCTCAGGTATTCCTTTTCCTGATTGTGATGGATCTCTATATCCAAAATCACCAAAACCATCTGGTGCAGGTGAAACATCTGCAGTGTCAGGATCTGTTTGTGAATCATTACTAACAGATTTATATCTTTCTGAATTTTCAAAAATATCAGAAAAATCTTCTGGACTTAGTTCTTCTTTTGCTGTGGTTACTGCCTGATTTTTGGTTAAATCTAGGACTTGATTAAGTTGTTGACCTCTATTGTTTGAATCATCTGCATCAAAATAAGTTGAATAGAGGTTGCCAGAATCAAATCTTTGAGAACCATCTGCATCAAAGGTTGTCATTAATGTTTCTGTAGATCCAACCTTTTCAAAAAATTGAATCTGTCCATCTGATACATTGAATCTTGATATGACAATTCCTTTTGTTTTATCAATAGGGTTGTTGGGATCATCATACTTATTTAAAGACAAGGTGGTCTCATAGATGGTGTCACTACCACTCTTCTTCTCCCAATTGGTATTGTTATTGTTAGATGGCATTGATCATCCTTGCATTTAAGTATTTATTAGGAAATGTTGAAAAGGAATAGATCTTGCATCCCTTAATTCAAGTGGATATATCACATGTAAATTACCCACAACTTCATTCCAGGTATAGTTTCTAAACTTACCCCAATGATAATTCAATCCCCTAAATCCCCATCTATCTACTGATACACAAGCAATCAGTGGGTTTTGATCATATCTGATTCTTGGTGTCTTTGGTTGATACACAAAGGTGTAGTATCTCCCTACATCAGGAACAACATCTGTTTCTGTAAGCACTTCAAGAAGAGACATCATTCTATCATCAGCAGTTGATTTGTTGATGATATCATCTACAACATATTCTAATCTATTTTCTGCGCTTTCTAGATACTCCTCTTGTTCCATGATTCTTCCTAGTATGATGTTTTTCTGGGAAGATTTGATTCTCCGTCATTATCTGAAACTCAATACCATTATCTTTGGCAAACTCTGATGCTGCTTTCCACTTGGCTTTATTTATCTCAAAAGATGCACATTCATACAGGTATGATTTGGTCACTCCGCTTTTCTTTACAGGTGGTTTAGTTTGGTGATCGGGTTTTATTTCAATGATATATCTCTTGCCATCTGTCTTCTCAATCAAGAAGTCTGGGTAGTACCTATGAACCTTACCATCAGCAGGTGATACATATGGGATTGAGAACTCTTCACTTGCCCATTTTTTAATGCTAGGATTGATATCACACTCTTTACAAAACCTTCTTTCCCAAGAACTTCTACAGATTATATTATCAGGGTTCCCCATATACTTGTCTGGGTTGGTGGGTTTATATTTTGTCTTTATACTTTTTCCCACTTTGTGTCTACATAGTATTGGAATCACTCTATTTATAGATGGCAGGTATATCAAAATACACTACAGACAGTTTGATTACAAAGTTGATGCATAGTGCAACAACTTCATCATACTTTCTGTCAATTAATTTACCTGGTGCTGTATCATCTTACATTAAACAGAAAAAAAATATACTGGTTGACGCAAACCTCAGAGAAAGAATTAATATTTCTTGCACTGATGCCACTCTTCCTGGATCTTCTTTTGCTACTCATGATGTGACATCAGACTTCATGGGTGTCACTGAAAAGATGGCATACAGGAGAATGTATGATGAGACGATGTCTGTTTCAATGATTGTTGACCCTGAATATAAGACTCTTCACTTCTTTGAGGGATGGATGGATTATATTGCTGGAAAGCAGATTAATAACAGGGGAAGTAATGATAATTACAAAAACTTTAGAAATGGATTCAGGATGAATTATCCTGATTCTGATGGTGAGTTGGGTGTAGGTTATAGATCTAAAAATTTAATTGAGTTGTATAAATTTGAGAGGGATATTACTTCAAAACAAAGCATTAAATATACTTTAATTCAGGGATATCCAATTTCTATGAATCCAATGGATATTAGTTATGGTGCAACTGATCTACTTAAATTAACAGTGAACTTTACATTTGTTAGATACGTGACTGAACCATTCAATGCAAGTGAATTAGCAACAACATTATCTCCAGATGCAGCTCCAGATGCAGGAGATGCTAATGATGGTGGAGGAATTCTTCCTCTAGATCAAAACTTTGATATTGGAGATCTCTCCTAAATAATCACACTGATTTTTTCATAGGATATTATGCCTTTACCAAAAATTGTAACACCAACATTTGAGTTGGATTTGCCTTCTTCAGGAAAAACAATTAAATATAGACCTTTCCTTGTAAAGGAAGAAAAACTACTTGTTATTGCACTTGAGTCAGAGGACCCACAGCAAATCACTTCAGCAATCAAAGCAGTTATTACTGATTGTATTTTAACAAAAGATGTCAAAGTAGAACAGTTACCAACATTTGATATTGAATATCTCTTCTTGAATGTCAGAGGAAAATCTGTAGGAGAGGTGGTAGATGTTAATATTATTTGTCCAGATGATGGTGAGACTGAGGTAAAGGTATCAATCAATCTTGATGACATTCAAGTTGTCACAAATGAAAATCATACTAAGACTGTGAAACTTGATGATACTTACTTCATGGACATGAAGTATCCATCTCTTGATCAGTTCATTAGAAACAACTTTGAATTTGAAGATCCAGATCTTGATCAATCATTTGATCTGATTGGAACTTGTATTGATAAAATCTATGACAATGATGAGGTATGGTCTACAGATGATGTAAGTCCTCAAGAAGTGAAAGAATTTCTTGAGCAGTTGAACTCAACTCAGTTCAAAGAGATTGAGAAGTTCTTTAGTACAATGCCAAAACTTTCTCACACCATTGATGTGAAGAATCCCAATACAAAGAAAAAGAATAAAGTCACATTGGAGGGACTCTCAAGTTTTTTCGCATAGGCATGGCACATATGGATATGATGTCATACTATAAACTAAATTTTGCCTTGATGCAGTACCATAAATACTCATTGACTGAGATTGAAAATATGATCCCTTGGGAGAGGGAAGTATATACTATTTTACTTGAGCAACATCTTAAAGAAGAAGAGGAAAAGGCAAAGAGAAAGAATGGCTCTTGAGAACCCCACCAACGTAGATAAAGAAATTGACCAGGGTATCTTGCGAGATTATCTTGGTATTGAGGATGGGAGTGATATAGATTTTGGCACATATAAAACACTAATCAAAGAGAAAATCACTGCTGCTAGAATGGGTGGTAGTGATATGGATAGTGGTGATGTTGACATTCTTACAAAAGAGTTTGTCAGGATTAAAAAGATTCCTGTGCCTGATGACCAGGTAAAACCAAAGATTAATGCAAAGAAATTTTTTGCTGAGCAAAAGAAAGCAAAAGAGAAAGCTGAAGAGAAAAAACAAGATAAAAAAGAAGTTAGAATATCACAGGAAAAGTTTCTCAAGACTGCTCAAAACACAGTAAGAGAAAAAAAAGAAAAGGTAACTCTACAAATCTTACTTCCAGGAACTGCTACTCCCCAACAAAAAGAGAAGCAGGAGGATCAGCAGGAGGACGTCAAGAAAGGTATTGATGAAGTATCTCTCAAACTCACTGACCTTGAGGAAAATTTAAAGAGTATCTTAGAGACTCTCAAGAATCAATTTAGACTTGACAAAGAAGAAGAAAAGAAAGAAGATAATTTAGAGGCAAGAGAAAAAAGAAAAGCAAGAGAGGCAAAGTTAGAGGACAAAGCAGGAGAAAAAACTGATAAGAGTATCAATAAGAAAGTGGTGAAACCTGTCAAGGGCATCTTTGACATGATCATGGATTTCTTTAAGAATATTCTTCTTGGTGGTGCTCTTCTATTCCTTCTTAAACTTCTTCAAGATCCTAAGAAATATTTACAACCACTGGTTGATGCTTTTAATAGTGTTCTTGAATTTTTTAATGGTATTATAAGAGCAATCAATGGATTCATTAATGAATTTAACTATTGGATTCTTAAACCAATAAGCAACTTTGTTATTGGTCCAATCTATGGTGCCTTTAATTTTATTGAAGATAGAATTAATGATGTCTTGAAACTCTTTGGACAAAATCCTCTGAACAACATACCAGATCAAGCGCCACAAATTCAGATTCCAAAGATACCTGAGATTCCACTATTTGATCCATTCAATACCTTACCTCAGAATCAACAGAAACCACCCCCACCAAAGAGCACACCTGCTCAAGGACTTGAAGGTGGTGGTGTGGTTCTTAACAACACTACTAATGTTGGAGATGTGAATGTCCAAACCATGTCAGAAGGTGGCAAGGTCAATAGCAACACAGGACAGAAAGTAAGGGGCATGGGTGCTGATACTCAGATGGTTGCATTGCAACCTGGTGAGATTGTAATGAGTAAACCTGCTGTTCAGTATCATGGTGCAAATAAACTACTTGCAATGAACAAGGAAGGTGGTGGAACAAATGTTCCTAAGCAAGGCACAGTGACTGGTATGCAGGGTGGTGGTATGGTTGGATATGGAAAAGGTTTGGGTAAAAGTCCCATACCTGGATTTCCAAACTATCAGAAACCATCAGACAAATATGGTCAATTCTTTGCCAGAATGTATAAAGCTGCTAAGAAATATGGAGATCCATTTCCAGGTGTTGTAGCAGCACAGGCGTGTGAGGAAAGTGCTTATGGAACATCACCACTAGCAAAAGCAGCAAACAATTTGTTTGGTCAAGATGCTAGTTCTGATTTCCCAGCTGATCAAACTTTTAAATATCATGATACTACTGATGACTCTTATCATACTGCTATCAAGTTTAAGTCTCCAGAAGATTCTATCAAATACAGAGTAAGAGTCTGGAAAGATTATTATGGTAATGCAAAAGTTCCAGGAAAAGCAATCAGAAATATTGCTTCTGCAGGATACAATCCATATGAAGATTATCCTGGTAAGATAGATGGTATAATGAGGGAGATGGGCATAGATCCATGGAAACCAAACCCTCAGATGAAAAAATCTGTTGCAAGGAACGTTGAAAAGAGTAAAACAAAAGGTAAAAAACCTGAAGGTTTAATTGATAAGGCTAAAGGTGCTCTGGTTTATGGTTTCAACTCTTTCAAAAAAATCCTTGGAATGCAAGGTGGTGGTATTGTAGGAGGAACAGCAGGGAGTCCAAGAGATCCTAAGAATAGAAAAATATTTTTACATTGGACTGGTGGTTTCCATAATGGAAACTCAAGTAAGTATCATCAGGTATTCAATGGTGCTGGCAAACCAATGACTGCTGGTGTTAATTATGGTGTAGATAAGAATTCACATACAAAAGGTGCCAATACAAATTCAGTAGGATTATCTGCTGCTGCTTTAGGTCATACAGGAATGACAAAAAGATATTATGATGACAAAAGAGGTTGGGCAGAAAGTCCTCTTACCAATGCTCAAACAACTGCCATGGCAAAAGAAGCAGCTGGATTGATGAGAGCATATGGTCAGACTGCTGGTGACGTTAATAAGAATGTAATGACTCATGGTGAGTGGGAAAGATATGCTGTAAAGACTGGCAAACTTCCTGCACCAGTGCAGAGATGGGACTTAGACTCTCTCACTCCTGGTCCTTACAGTCACCCTGGTGGATTTTGGTCTACACAACAAGTGAAGTCTAAGGGTGGTGATCAAATGAGATCAAAGATTAAATCATTCCTGTCTGGTTCTGCTCCACAAACATCAGGAGAGAAATTTTCTCAACCTCCATCTGCTGCTAAGTTTACATCAGCACAGGGTGTAGATGCATCTAATTTTGGTGTCTTCCAAAGTATGTCTGAGGGTCAGAGAAGTAGATTTCTTTCAGCACAGGTAGGCACTAGTGTTGATGGCGCAAGAGTTACAGCAAAATTACAATTTCAATTACAAAAATATCTGGTAGCAGAGAGTAAGTTCAAGAAAGCACAGGTAGTGTCTCCAAAGGAGACAGTTACATCACCATCATCTGCAATTTCTCCATCACAAACCACTAGAGTTGCACCTGGACCAAGACAACCATCTACTTCTGTTGTCACCACTGTTGCACAAAATGGTGGTCAAGTTCCACAAGGTGCAACACCACAATCTGCAGCATCTGGTGGTCCTCAAAACACTATTCCTGCTTTTGATTCAACAGATTCTATGAACACTGAGACTCTTATCATTAAATCCATCTACAGTCTGGTAGGATAAAATGGCACTTCCACTTCTTCTCGCTGGTGCTAAGGGATTGTTAGCAGGTGCTGCCAAGCAGGGTATTAAGAAAGCTGCAACTGATGCTCTTAAAAAGAAAGCAAGGAATGTAGCAAAGAATAAAGCAAAACAGTTTCTTCAGAAAAAGAAGAAAGGTGCTCTAGCAAGAGTCACAGGAAAAGATGGTGCCCTTGTTAAGTCAAAAGGTGGTGCTCTTGCCAGGTCAATGGAAGGTGGTGGTGTTAGTGCTATTAAAAAGGCATCTCCCATTAAACCTAGAGATCCAAAAGTAACATCAACTGGTGGAAAGGTAGGATTTGAAAAGATCACTACTCAGGTAGGCAATCTTGTTAGTATATCAGGGTCAATTGATGACGCAATAAAACGCCAGTATCAGGCAGAAGTTGAAGCAGCAAAGGAGAGAAAGAAACAACTTGCTGCTGCAAGGAGAAGAAGAAGAGAAAGACTGCTTGAAGGTGTCAAGGGAGCAGCTGGTGTTCTCTCAGGTATCATAGGTGGTGTAGCAGGTAAGTTTAACTTTTTTGACTTTATAAAAAATATTCTGATAGGTGGCATCCTTCTTTTCCTTCTTAAAAACTTTAAGAAGATTATGGGTGCTCTCACATTCTTGAGAGATAATCTTTATGCTATATTTTTACTTACAAGAGGTGCATTCCAAGTATTTGGTAAGGGGTTAGGACAGGTAGGTAAGATATTAAAGGGTGCTGTCAAAGGTATTCTGAGATTTTTAACAGGCACCATCAAGACTATATTTAAAACCACTGGTAAAATTTTAGTATCAGGTGTGAAGAACCTTGGCAAGATGCTAAGGTCTGTGGGCACTGCTATATTTAATTTTGGTAAGAATATTTTTAGATCTATAGTAAACTTTGCTAAGAAAGTTCCTCTTCTTAAAAACGTAGTCAAATTTGCAACTAAACTTGGAAACCTTTTGAAGAGAGGTGGTAAAGCTGCATTTAATATGATCAAAAGTCTTACTAAACCAGCATCTGCAGCAATCAAGGGTATCACAAAAACAGCATCTGCTGTAGGTGGTGCAGTAGGTAAAGCAGTAAGGGCACCTGGTGCATTAATATCAAAGTTGTTTGGTAAAGAAGCAGCAAAGAACTTTGGTGGTATTAGTAAGATGATGAAGGGTGTTGCAAAGGCAGCAAGGGGAATCAAAATCCCAATTGTTGGTCCTTTAATTGTAGCAATCTCATCATTACTATCTGGTGATCCACCAACAAAAACATTGTTCAAGGCAGTGGGTGCTGGACTTGGTGAAGCACTTGGTACACTGATTCCAATTCCAGTTGTTGGAACAATTGTTGGTGGTTTGTTGGGTGAGTTTGGTGGTGAGTTATTATATGATCTTACTCAAGGTGGTGGTATAGATGCAGTTAAGAAGAAGATATTTGATAAGTTTCAAAGCGCATTAAATGTTGGTGGTAAGATACTTGACTTCTTTAAGGCAGGATTCTCAAGGTTGATTAAGAACATTCCAATGATTAACTTACCTGGTCTTAAACCAGGAAGACCTCCAGGATGGCAGGTTTTAATTGACAGATTGCCATTTTTAAGTCAAGATGGTAAAGATAAGATGAAGAAGTTCCTGATGGAACCAAGGATTCCAGATGTATTCTGGATGTTGAATCCATTTAATATAATTGATAAGGCAAAGATACTGAAGGATTCTTTCTTCCCCCCTAACTTTAATTCATCAACTCCTTCAAGT